AATTGACAACCTTCTTTACATCCGGACTGTCATAGTGCATATTGAAGCCGTGTTCAACAAGTATAGGTTTGAGTCCAAACTTTAAACCTGCTTCGGCATTTTCAATTTTATCTTCGATCCAGTACAATCCTGAATCATTATATTTTGACAGTGCATTATCTTTGTCTGCACCTGTCTCTAAACAAAGAACTTTTTCAAATGCTGTTTTGCCAAACAGTTTTTCTAAGTTCATTGCCCGTAATTTGCCTGCATTCTTATCTGTGCTTAAACTAGTTATACAGTGAAACACAAAGCCGTGTTCTTCGTGGAGCCGTTTTACATAATACATTGCGTCACGAAGTGCTGGCAAAAATCCTATTGCTGCGCTCTCATTAAATATTTTTACTAATTTGTTTGATTGCTCTTTGGTAATGTTAAATCTATGTGCAATGTCATATTCCCAATTACCATTCTCAACTTGTGTATGACCGTGTTGCTCCATCCAGCAACAAAACGCATATTCCCAATTGAGCAGAACTCCGTCTGCATCGGTAAGTATAATTTTCTTCATTTTGCCTCTTTCTTTGCCTTATTGTGTCTTTATAATAACATAGAAAATTATATTTGTCAACCACCCGCAAACACATTTGGAGATCCTGCGGCTACACTTGTACAACCGCTTATTGAATCTCCTATCCTACCACAGCCTTTTCCGTTAATAAAAACTGTGGTAGACCCTACAGCAATAGGGGCTGCATGTGACGGGCAAGGGTCTCCTGGTAGTAGGTGTGATGTGTTAACATCACCTTGTCTGCTAATTGGAATACCGTTAGCATATACATTTGGACTGTGAGCAGATCTTACCATTCCTGAACAGTGAGCTACGTCTGCATCACCTTTACGAGTTACTGCGGGCACGTTCTATCTCCATTAACTTTTCAAGCCTTCCCGGCCAAAGATCAATTTCTGCATGTTGTTCTTCTGTGTGGGGAGGTTCAGGAATACTAGGATTAAACTCTATTACATGATCAAAGTCTAAAGGAATAGCATCATACTCTGTGTATGTTTCTAAAACTCCAGCTCTCTTGACCACGAATTTATGCAAGACTTGTTTGTATTCCTGTTGTTGTAGTGATATACTGGTTAGCAATATCTTTGTCAGTTTTTGCCATCCAAGCAATCGCTGTTTTATTTATTTTGATTTTTGAGTCTGCAGGAACACTAAAAGCAAAAGGACCAAGTCCTAGTCCTGTTTGCGTTGCCATAATAGACAAAGGTTTTGCTATTGTGACTTGCTTGTCGTCTTCTGCAAGATACTTTGCAACAACTTCTTCTGCATAGATTGTTTTTATAGAGACGATATCGTTCTCTTTGAGGGGTGTGTCAATTAACATTATAGGCTGTATCCTGTACCGTTATAGTTTGTGTCTTCTAAGTGTCCTGCAAGATTTTCGTATCCACCAATCTTTTGTCCGTTTACTACAATTTGTGGAAAGGTACGTGCTTCAGGAAACTCTGCTAAAACATCTTCTCTTTCAAAATCAACACCTAGTTGCTTGTATTCATAATCGAGTTGACGCATTTCGCATAGTCTTTTTGCCGATTCACAATGTGGACAATTCGGCTTGCCCCAAATGTATATCATAGTGAAAATCCTTTTAGTGCATCTTTATCAACGTCTTGTTTAATGCCGCCGATGATATAAGATTCAACTTCTGTTTCTTGTGGTGCAACTTGTAAGCCTGAGCTTGACAACCAGTGTTGTGTCCAAGGCAGTGGGTTAGTGTTTACTGGTGCATCAAAGATAGCATTTAGTCCAAGTGCTTTAAGTCTACGGTTAGCAATGTATTCTACATACTGATTAAGAAGATTAGTGTTCAAACCAATCATACTACCGTCTTTGAACAAATACTCTGCCCAAGCCTTTTCTTCTACAACACATTCACGCCACAAGTCATATACTTCTGCTTCGCACTCTTTTGCAACTTTAGCCATTTCTGGATCGTCTTTGCCTTGAGCCCAAAGTTTTAGTACGTGTGTGCTTAGTGCAAGGTGCTGTGCTTCATCACGAGCAATTAGTGAAATAATCTTAGCACTACCTTCCATTAACTTTAGCTCTCCAAAGCCAAATGTGCAAGCAAATGAAACATAGAAACGCAAACCTTCAAGAATGTTTACAGTCATCATAGCAAGATAAAGTTTCTTCTTAACTTCATACATTGAACCTTCGCCGCGATGCTGAAATGCATCTGCTGCTTCGTTAAACGCATCATAGTGTTTGGTTACACTCACAGCACGTTCAATAATCTTTTCATCATCTAAAATAGTATCAAACACTTCGCTTGGATCCGGATACACATTTTTCATAATGTGTGTATACGAACGTGAGTGAATAGTTTCAAAAAAGTCCCAAGTAACAATACATCCTTCTAGTTCAGGTAATGAACAGTGTGGAAGGAATGCTAAACAAGGACCACGTCCTTGTACGCTGTCTAGCAGTGTTTGATACTTTAGGTTAGCAGTAAAGATATGTTTCTGCTCTGGACGGAAGTTAGCATAGTCTGCTCTATCTTTTTGCAATGAAACTTCTTCTGGACGCCAGAAGTAACCTAGCATGGTTTGATTTAATTTATCGAACACAGGAAATTTAAATGTATCATATCTCTGTGTGTTTTGATCTGCACCGAAAAACATTGTTTCTTTGGTGAAATCTACTTTGTCTCTGTTGAATACTGTCTTCGACATTCCTTTAATCCTTAGTTTTGTTTTACTTAGTATATACGATCAAATGCGCTATGTCAACCTAAATTGCACATGCTTCGCACATTTCATCGTCATCTGTAGCTAGTGTTGCTGGCTGCACTTCTGGCTGATTATCATGCCACCCTATCGAGTGAGCAGGCTCATCAGTCATTTCACTAGGATCAGTTTTGTAGTCGTATGTATTCTGATAATATGAAGTCTTCCAACCTAACTTATAGGTATTTAGCAGGTCTTTAATCATCACACTCATTGGAACTTCGTTATCATCAAACTGTGTAGGATTATATGACCAATTGCCGCTAATAGCTTGGTCAAAGAACTTTTGCATCACTGCGACAACGTTGATGTAACCTTCGTTGCTAGGCATGTCCCACAACAAGGTGTAGTATTGCTTAAGGCTTTGATATTGTGGGACAATCTGTTTAAGGGGTCCTTTTTTGCTTTTCTTAACGGACAAGTATCCTCTAGGTGGCTCGATTCCGTTTGTTGCGTTCGACACAACGGAACTGCTCTCCGATGGCATCTGTGCGGACAGTGTTGAGTGCCGTAATCCGTATTCAGTGATGTCCTTCCTAAGAGCAGACCAATCATAATTTAATTTATTCTCCACAACAGCATCTACATCCTTTTTGTAAGTGTCAATTGGAAGTATGCCGTCTGCGTATTTAGTACGATCAAATGCATCACAAGCACCACGTTCTTTAGCAAGTTCATTACTTGCTTTTAACAAATAGTATTGGAATGCTTCTGTTAAATCATGTACAAGTTTCCACGCATTTGGATCGCTATATTGTACTTTATGTTTCGCAAGATAGTGTGCTAACCCAATGTAACCAATGCCAAGCGAACGTCTTGCCTTTGTGCTAATCTCAGCTGCCTTAATAGGATAGCGTTGATAATCGATAATTTCCTCTAAACTGCGAACAGCAAGATCACATAGTTCTTCTAAGTCATCTAAGTTTTTAATAATACCTACATTGATTGCACTTAGAATACATAATGCAATCTCGCCTTCTTCGTCGTCAATATGCTGTAGTGGCTTTGTAGGTAGAGTAATCTCTTGGCACAAGTTGCTCATATATACTGTGTCTTTAAATGAGCTGTGTGTATTACAATGATCTACATTCATAATATAAATGCGTCCTGTTTCTGCACGTTCTTTAATTAGTGCTGAGAACAGTTCCATTGCATCAATTTTCTTTTTCTTAATGCTTGTAGCACGTTCATACTTTTCGTATAGCTCTTTAAATGCATCTGAATCGCCAAAGTATGCTTCGTAAAGTCCTGGAACATCGTGTGGTGAGAACAGTGTAATTTCACCGCCGCTAAGGAGGCGTTCGTACATTGTTTTGTTAAGTTGGATTGAGTAGTCTAGTTTACGCACACGGTTATCTTCTGTGCCTTTGTTGTTTTTCAATACTAGAATGTCTTCAATCTCTTGATGCCAAAACGGGAAGTGTGTAGTAGCACTGCCGCCACGTACACCATTTTGTGTACAACAACGTACAGTTGACTCAAACTTTTTAAGGAAAGGAATGATGCCTGTGTGTGCTACTTCTCCGCCTCTGATTTTTGAGTTGACTCCGCGGATTCGTCCAGCATTGATGCCAATTCCTGCCCTTTGCGCAGTATAGCGTCCAATGGACATGTCGCTGGCAAAGATCGAATCAAGTGTGTCGTCGCTATCAACGAGAACGCAACTGGCAAACTGGCGCACAGGAGTGCGTACTCCTGCCATGACTGGGGTTGGTATGTTGATCTTAAAAAGACTGGTCGCATCGTAGTATCTCCTTACATAGTGCATACGCTCTTCTTTAGGATAGTTAGCAAATAGTGTTGCTGCAATCATCATATACATGTGTTGAGGTGTTTCAAAAATTTCACCTGAACTTCTATCTTGCACAAGATATTTGTCTACTACCTGACGCAAGCCTGCATAGGTAAAGTTTTCATCACGCTTGTGATGAATATATGATTCCATGCGTTCAATTTCTTCAGAGGAGTACTTATCAAGGATCTCAGCATCATATACGCCACGGTCAATATTTTTTTGAATCATTTCAGCAAGCGATAGTGCTGTGTACTGTCCAAACACCTGCTTGTATAATCCGTAACTAAGAAGTCTTGCTGCTGCAAATTGATAGTTGGGTGCATCTAACGAGATAAGATCATTTGCACTACGGATAAGAACTTCTTGTATTTCGCTAGTATTCATGCCGTCATAAAACTGTAAGTTAGCGTTCATCTCTATCTGGCTACTACTTACGCCAGCAAGATTATTACAAGCCTCCTCAACAACAAAATGTATTTTATCAATGTTGAGGTGTTCTTTTGTACCGTCACGTTTGACGATCATTGTTCCGTTAGACATATTCCTTTTCCTTCTCTGTAAAGTGATATTTAGTGTAGTGGTTGCATTGTGTACTCATGTTGCGAAAAAAGACTGTTTGGTAGTTCAGATCTATGAACATGTGTATCTCCGTTGAAACCGATTACCCGATCTCCTACATACAATAGATAATATGTTGTGGATGTTTCCGGGTCTTGTGTTATATGTATCTCACAAACTTCTTGGGATAAACAGTCTGTTAATTGCAAGGTGTAACAAATCGCTAAGATTTTAACGAAGGGGCAATAATTATTTTCCTCTAAAAGTTGCCAAGGATCTGGCCAGGTGCTTTGGGTCCAAGGATCCGTTGCTAGACTAACAATAGGAGCTCTATTATAAAAGTCAATTGTATCCTGTATCGGATCTTTACTGTTTTCTAACGACAGTCTAAAGTTATGCCAGAGCTTCAGCCTGTCTTCATATTTTTTATCAAACATTTATACCTTAGTTTTTACTGTATAGTAAAAGTTAGCATCATCATTACTAGTAGAGTTTAACACATTCACCGCCACTGTGTCAAGTCTTGTGTCGGCATTTTCATCTAATAATTGTGCTTGTAGGGTTAGATATTCTTCAAATTGGCTGTCGCCAATAAAATCGTATTCGTCAACAAGGTGAACATGGTTATCGTTAGGATTAACTGTAATGAATAACTTACCTTGTCTAGTTGCATCTACTTGATTACTTACATACAAATAGTCCACTTCATAACTTTTCTTTTCGTCTGCAGGTAATCTAAATAGTTTTTCGTAACTACCGTAGGTTGTAACATATATCTTATTTGCATAGCCTTGCTCAAAGATACCGTGTCCCGATAGTTCAGGTACATAAGGAGCAATGTTAATAAAACTTTGATCGTATCCTAATTGTTTTGTTCTTTTAAATATGTCATTGTTTGAATGATTGCCGTCATCAGCAAAACGTAGTACTGCATAACTTGCATTTGCTTCTGTACCTGCATCGTTACCTACACTGCCGTATTGGTTACTTTCGCTTAGATTGTTAGTACCTTTAGTAATCCAAATAGCATGCCTATCAATATTGTCAAAAGTTGACATAGAAAAAATATTATCACTTGGTCCTGTTTCTTGTCCAGGTATAGCAAGAGACAGCGCACCAAATTCAACACCGTATCCTAACG